ATTTGGACAAAAAACCTTACAAGATAAGCCTTCAGCATTGGATAGAATTAATGTAAGAAGATTATTATTAACTGTTAGAAAGTTTATAGCATCTTCTTCTAAATTCTTAGTATTTGAACAAAACTCATCTGAAACCCGTAACAGATTCTTAAATATTGTTAATCCATATTTGGAATCAATTCAACAAAGACAAGGTTTATACGCTTTCAGAGTAGTTATGGATGAAAGTAATAATACACCAGATGTAATTGATAGAAACATTTTGCAAGGTGCTATCTTTTTACAACCAACAAAGACAGCTGAATTCTTACAGATTGATTTCAACATTCTTCCAACTGGTGCAAGTTTTGGTGGATAATTTAAAAAACAAATATTTATATAAAATAACATAAAAATAAAACAAAATGCCAGAAATTTTAGAGTTTGATAAAATGTTCTATAAAAATTTTGAACCAAAAGTTGGTAACAGATTTATTATGGAAATAAATGGTATAGAATCTTACATTGTTAAGACAGCTCAGAGACCTACAATACAGTTTGAACCAATCGTTTTGGACCATATCAACATAAAAAGAAAGTTGAAGGGTAAAGGTGAATGGCAAGATATAAGTATAACCCTTTATGACCCAATCGTACCATCAGGTGCACAACAAGTTATGGAATGGGTTAGAAGTTCACATGAATCATTGACAGGTAGAGATGGATATAATACTTTTTACAAAAAAGATATTACTTTTTATCTATTAGGACCTGTAGGTGATAAAATTGAGCAATGGACTTTAAAAGGTGCATTTATTTTAAGTGCAAACTTTGGTGAATTAGATTGGGCTTCAAATGATCCTGTATCAATAGAATTATCTATAGCATATGATTACGCTATTTTAGAATACTAATCTTATTACAAACAAATATATAATTGGGGGGAAGCACTTTTGTTTCCCCTTTATTTTTTTTAAAATACAATATATATAATAAACAAAGTTATAAAATTTATATGGAACAAAACATAGAACAACAGGTTATAAGGGGTTTAGGACAACCAATTCAATCAAAATCTTACCCATTTGCAACGGAAGTAATAAGTTTACCATCTAAAGGATTATGTTATCCTGAGGGTTCAGCATTAGCTAAAGGGGAAATTACTTTAAAACTTTTGACTGCAAAAGAGGAAGATATTTTGACATCCGCAAGTTTGATTCGTAAAGGTTCTACAATTGATAAATTATTAGAATCAATCGTAGTAGAACCCGGTGTAAATATTAATGATATTTTGATAGGGGATAAAAATGCAATTTTAGTAGCTAGTAGGGTGTTAGCATATGGGCCAATGTATAAGGTGACAGTGACTGACCCATCTGAAAAAGAGGAAGTAGATGTAGATGTGGATATGGCAAAATTATCAACTAAAGATGTGGATGAAACTAAATGGAACAGAAATAATGAATATGAATTTATCTTACCCAAATCAAAATTACCAATAAAATTTAAATTATTAACACACGGAGATGAAATAGCAATTTCTAAAGATGTAGAAGCTAGTGAAAAAACTCTTAAACAATCAAATGAAATTACGACACGTTGGAGAAGAATTATTACAGAGGTAAATGGTAATAGGGACATTGGTTATATTAGTAATTTTGTTATAAATCAATTTCAAATTCAGGATTCAAAAGCATTAAGAAAAATTATAAAAGATATAACGCCCGATGTTGATTTTACATTCGAATACACCTCACCATTTACAGGCGAAAAGGAGGCGTTAAAAGTCCCTATTGGGGTTGACTTTTTTTACCCTTCCGAATGATTACTCGGTAAGTTTACATAAAAAAATATTTCAAATGATATATTATGCTAATGGTGGATTTAATTGGCATGATTTATACTATATGCCTGTCAAGTTAAGAGAATTTTATTATAGAGAGCTATTAAATGCAAAAGATGAAGAAAATAAATCATATGAAAATATAATTAAAAGTAAATCTTCATCAACTGGCAAAATTAGAAAAAGGTAATTTTTATATTTAATATTTATATAAGAATACTTAACTTTAATAATGGCAACAAATAGTCAAAATACAAAAGAGTTAAAAGAGAACTCAAAGGAATTAAAAGAACTTACTTCCTCCATTGGTAATTTAGATGATTTAATTCGTGAATTATTTGAAAGTAATACAGATATTATTAAAAGTAATAATGAGTTAGTAAAATCTATTGGCGGTTTCGTAAATCAACAAAATAAAAATGCCAAAAAAGCCGCAGTAAAGACAAAATCAGAAAATAAAAAGAAACCTAAAGTAAAAGAGCCTGATACAAAAAAAGATGAAAGATTAGCAAAAAAGGGTATGGATTCAATGTTCAAAGGAATTGAAAGTGGATTCCTTAAGAACATTAATAAAATGTTTGGTGGTAAAATACAAAAAAGAGTAGAAACATTTTCAAAAAATTTAGAGGCAGGCGGCGTTAAAGGAAAATTTAGCGGTTCTGGTTATTATGATGAAAAAGGAAAAATTATAAAACAATTTAAAGGTGGCGTAATACCAAAGGGTGCTAAGCGTGTAACCGATGAAGCAGAACATAGAAAAAAATTTGGCGCCTCTATGTTTGACCCGAAAAAACCAAAAGGTGGATTCGCAGGGGCAGGTTATTATGACCCTAAAACAGGAGATTTAATAAAAGAAGGATTAAGTAGAAAAGGTTCGAAACTAATACAGAACAAAGAAGAGTATGCTGCTAAAATGCCTATGAATGCTGCAGGTAAAAGTAAGGCTGCCGGCGCGTTAGGACAAGCTGGTTCATCAATAATGAGAGGTGCCGCTGGCCTTTTAAGAGCAGCAGGACCGATTGGAGCTGCGTTTGCAGTTGGTATGAAAGTAGTAGATTTTTTCAATTCCGGTAAGGCAGCACAGACATTTTCCGATGTTGCAACATTTTTTGGTGGAGCCGGTGCAGGTAAAGAAACTACTACTGCTTTATTCAAAATGAGTAAACAATATAGAGATATAGTTGCGGACTATAACATAATGGCACCAGTAAAAGAGAAACACGCCCAGGAAAGGGATATGTTAGAGTATGAGAAAAGTATAGCGAGTGATAATTTAAGATTTGAGCAGGATTTAGTGAAGGACAAATTTAATCTGGAAATGGATAGAGCAAAGTCTTATATAGATTTTGCACATCAAAAACAAATGAAAGTATTAGATGCCGAACTTGATAAGAGAAAAACTTTATTTGTAACAGGAATGACTCAATTTGGCAAATTTATTAAGGCTAGTGAAGCAGCATTACAGGCAATAGGTTCATCTACAGAACAGGTTTTTAGTTCAATAGTAGGTGTTGCTAAAAATTTAGGCGCATCAGTTAAGGACCAGATAAGAATGTCAACAGGCGCACAAGGTCTTTCTAAACAATTGGGTGTTAGTGCTGAAGAAACCCTTAATATGGGAAATGCTTTTAGATTAATGAACAACACATCGTTGGAAATAGGTATGAATTTAGTAGCAGGTATAAAGGAATTCGCAGATGAAAATGGAAGAATGGCACAGGTAGTGATGAAAGATATGGTAGATTCCTCTGCTGATATATACAAATTTAGTGACGGTACAGCTGAAAATTTTGCAAAACAGGCAGTAGCCCTTAATAAAATGGGTACATCTATGTCTGCTATGTTAAAAGCATCGGATTCAATGGTACTTAATTATAAAGATAGTATTAAAGCCGAAATGGGATTATCAGCAATGCTTGGTAAAAATGTAGACCTTTCTGAAACTAGAGCAAAGTTAATGTCTGGTGACCAAAAAGGAGCAGCAGAATCATTAAGAGGTGCATTGGGTGATGTTGATATTAAAGGATTAAATCCATTTGCAAAACAACAGTTGACTAAAGCGACTGGTATGGATATCGAACAATTATTATCTATACAACAAGGTGGTGATGGAGATGTTAGTAAATCATTAGAGGAAAGAAATGCTGAAAAAGCAGGTATCGCAATAGCAGAGGGCGCATTGAAAATACAAAATGATAATGATAAAAAAAGAATGGAGGCCGATTTAGCTCATCAAGAAAAGATGATGAAATTTGAGCAAGATAAGAGAAAAGGAATGATGTTTATAGAACAGATGCAAAGATTAGAGGGTATTGCACTTGAAACAAAATTTAGGATTAAAACTGCAAAGATGGAAAGTGAACAGGATGTTGAAAGAGCGGTTGCAGAAATGCAAAAAGAATCTTCTGCAAAACTAATTAATAATCTATTTGTTGATAATGCAAAAACATTTAGAGATAATTTAATAAAGCAAAATATAACTGCGGATAGTGAGGCATTCAAAAATGCAATGAAGGGGTTCGAAGAAAAGCAAGAGCAAATAAAACAATATACTGCGGGACTTGTTCAATCGGGTGTATTGACAAGTGAGAACGCAGGAGCTATAATGGCTGATATAGGTGTAAAAATTGCAAAAGGAAAAGGGCAAGAAGTCACAGTAGATTATGTACAGCAACAATTAAAAGACCAAGGTGCATTTGAAAGAAACCAAAAAGAAAAGGAAGATGCATTAGCAAAAGCA